CACTTAGGTTCTGAACTGAGGTCCCAGAAGCATGAGTTTCCGCATCTGTGTCTGTAAATACCAGTTCCTCTGGATTATTTGGTGCGTGATAGGAAGTAATGCCAGAAAATCCGCGCACACATCCTGTAAAGGAATTAGTTGTTACTCCAGTATATGTAATAATTTCATTATTTAACTTGATTAATCCATATTCTTGCGGAAATCCTTTTGTATTAGTAACAAAGATTTCTGTATCTGTTGTGGAAATGCCAGATGTCACTGTGGACATACCAGCAATCACATCTGGTGTCAGACTATCCAGTTTCAGGTACTGATCAATATTCTCAGCAATATCGACTGGACCACCAGCAAATTCTTGAGACGTGTAATAAGATCTCAGAAAATCCACAACAAGTGGATTCTCGTCTTTAATGAATTCTGGAAGTTGATTGTCTACAACTTGTTGAATCTTAACTCTGGAATCAAAGACAGAATTAGTGTTTATCATTTCCTACTTAATTGTCCGTTGGTATAACTGGATGCGACAGGGAATCCAACCCCCGAGATTTGTTCACCAGATGTAATAGTGTCTCTTGCCATATTTATGGTGCTATTGGAGATATCCAATTGCAAATACAAGTCTTTGAGACCAATTACGTCATTAGACTCTGGAACTGCTTGAATCTCAATGATTTGATTTTCTTTTACCGTAGACGTAATATTAACAGTGTTGATAATAATTTCACCTTTTACATAGTCAATCGTACCAGCCGCAGGTACAATGACGACGGGACCAGAGTCAGATTCTTTTACAATTGCGATAGCACCACTCTGCATATCGGCATTTGGAACGTCTGTAAAATAGAGAAGGTCCGAAGAACCCTCTACAGTGAATCCAGTGCTCTTAATATTGTATCCCTCAGAGACCACGTGGAACTTATTTCCATAACATATCTCATACTGAGTATATTGGTTTACAAGTGCCTTCAGGTCCCTTCTAATGACCACTCTGGTAATATTTGATGTAATAGCAGTATTCGTATCATCGATGATTTTTACTGCTTTGCTGTATTTGAATCTTCCACCAAAAGTGTTAAGGTCAATGGAGTCTGAATATGTGTTTAAACTTGAAACTACGTCACTTTTCAGTTGCTTTGCATCTGATACTTGGCTTGCATTGTAAAAAACAGTAGAGTACAGTTCGATGTACAAGAGTTTCAAATCTTCAATTCTCTGATTCACACCAGCAACGGAATATTGCTTCAAATTGCTCAAAATTTGAGATTTTGTGAAATCTGACAAAAATGTACCGTTTTTTGGTTTGATGCTTAAAACAACAGTTCCAAATTCTGGTGGATCTAGTTCTTCACCACCAACTACAGAGACGGATTCAGTGTCTGGGTAAATTCTTTGAATAATTGCTTCATAATCTTTAGCAGTTACTGCTCTGTACTGAGACGAATACAGTCTAGGTGCGTAATATTTTACAGACTCAATAGATTCGATATCAGAACCATTGATTGCCGACTGATTTGTTGTTACAGTTACTGAATTTGTTGGTAAGAAGTTAACTTTAGTGCTATTAGAAACGGTTGCACTATATGAGAAGTTCGAAACACCATTTCCATTGCTTCCATTAGAAACAATGTAACTTACAGTAACTATAGATTCATTTTCTAACTTTTTGCCAAAAATACCATCACCAAACAGTAACTCATATCTCTCATCAGTAACTTCTTGAATCAGATATATCTCTGACAGAGATGTAACGTCAATAATATTCTCAATTTGTCTATATTGCCTTCCTACAGACTCACCAACACCTTTAACAGTAACTCTAATAGAGGAAGTATCGATACCAGGGTTATCTAAGATAAATCTCTGATCTAGTGAGTTATTGACCTGGAAGGTCTTTGTAAGGAACGTCCCTTGGTAGATGTCGATATTGCTAAAGGATGCCCTTCTAGGTCCATATCCATTAGTATCACTGCCAATTAATGTACTATTGGTAGTGATGTCCTCTGGAATGGAAAATACAACAGAACTATTATCTGCAGAACCGACACAAACCAATCCTTTGTTAATAGTGGCAGTTGGACTAGTTCCAGTGAATTCAATATTAAAACTTACTTGAGCTTTTGCCGATTTTCTTGATCTTGGAACATATCCAATGTTTCTTGCAAGAGAAACGACATTCTCTCTAAGAGTAGCAGAGTCAATAAATGACTCATTAACTACCATATTGGAGTTAAATGCTGTAATATAGGTATTATATGCTAGAGCATCAATCAGGACAGCAAAATTCGATCCTTCAAAGTCGAAATCCGTGAAGTTGCTATTTGCCCTCAAATAAGACTTAATAGAAGTCTTAATTTGGTCAAAATCTAAATTTGTAAACTTAGTTAATGGCATTTATCTCGTAACCTCAAGTAAGAAGGAGATATTTTGTGTTGGTAATTCTTGTCCAATGATATCGAACACCACAGTCACTTGAAAAGTGCTATCATCTGGTCTGGGAATCACTTCTACAACTAGATTATCAGCCCTTGGTTCATAATTTATGATTGTTTGCTCAATTTGCTCGGAAATAATACTGGCAGTACCATAATCACAAAAGTCAAAAAGTGTATTTCTGACTTCAGAACCTAAATCTGGGTTAAAAAACCTCTCCGTGGGAATAGTTTCTACCAAATTCCGCACTGAACGAGCAATTGCCCGCTCATTTATAAGCACGGGGAGGTCTTTTGTGATTGGATGGGGCACAAAGGACAAAGAAATGTCCTTAAATGCCCTTGATACTCGGGTTGAAGCCATGAAAAGGCATGATTTTAGACCGTAAACCTATTTATTAGGTTTTCCATAAGTTGGTTCAGTGCCATATTCCCAATCATCATAGTCTTCATCGTTACGAATCTCTTCATGAAGCACAGTTTGACGTTTTAGGTCATGAACATGGTCCCCAACGACCTCTCTCAACAGGTTATCTTCTTGTTTTTTCATAGGTTTAGTCCAGTAATCGGTGATCAAGCCCCTTGTACCCCACATTGACTCCATATAATCGGGATCTCTGTCTGGATAAGGTTGTCTTGTCATCTGTTTTCTCCTAAAAAGGGTGAACAGAACTTTTTACGGGGTTGCTATCCCGTTTTTTTGACAATATTTTGATCTTCACCAAGTATTTCAGTCACCATTTCATCACTCCAGTGATCATAATACCCAGATTTTGATAAAATTTTCCTAGACTCTTGTAATTTCTTCTTTTTTTGGCATAAAACAAGGTTGTACTTACCATTATTTGTCTTAATTCCATTAATATGGAAGTCAGTATAGGCACAATCCTCTAAAAATATGTAGTCAGTGTATTTTTTATCGTAAAAATCGCACCAAAATTGAATCGCATCAACACTTAGGTAATCCTCGACAACAAAAATGACGACATCACACCCATTTACAGGCATGATATCGTCAATGTTGGAGTGAATTATCTTATAGGTTGCTGTAGAGGAGAAAGGGCAGACCGAAAAATTGCCTAACTCAGGTCGGATTGTAGAAATATTCTTAATCCAACGTTTAATGTGCTCCTCTACATCATTCATCAACCCTTACCTTGACCCCGATACTTCTTACGTGCCGAGTTACGAGACGTTGCGGCGTATTTAGTATTCTTAGAATTGCCCTGACGGGTACACTTGGGTTTACCAGCCTCGAACTTGATGCCAGAGATGCCGATTTTGCTACGTACTGCCATTGTCCTCAATAGTTTCAAAAGAGATTTCAGAGGGGTCTGGAACACCAGTGCTATAGTAAGACTGTGCCAGACTCTCCATTTCGTCGAAAAATTGCTCCTCAGGTAAATTGCTGAGGAGCACAGAACCCCGACACATGATATTATACAACGTCCGAGGTGCTTTTGTCATCAGATCACACGAGTTTTCTCGTGACCGACACGAATGCGAGGATCGCACACGATCTCATAACCTGCATCAATGGCATCCAGACAGAATGACACGTCCTCACCACACATGTCCTGAACTTCACCACTATTGAAGCGTTGCATCTTAGGAGCAAACCAGGGATACTCGATCTTGGGATTCTCAAACACACCGTGCTTGATCAGAACCCAACCGAAACCAGTGTAATCAACGGTGAAGGGTTTACGACGTTTTGACATGGTATCACCAGTTTCATGGTTCATGACACCACCGTTGTTCTTGAAGTCATCTTCTTCAAGCCAGTGAGCAACGGAAGTAGTCGTGCCATCTTCCGTCAGATACCAACCACAGGCAATCTCGGTATCCATCAGAACGAGTTGATAGAACTTCTCAGTATTGAAGACAATATCCGAGTCAATCCAAAGTTGGTAATCATACTTCAGTTTCCCATCCCAGGGAATCTGATTGGGACCACGAAGAACGTTTGCACCGAGACACTTACAACGGGCAAAGTTCACCATGGAACTATAGTCTTGAGAGATTTGAATCTGAGCACCAGCTCCGACCAAATCAAAACACAACTGAGTGAATGATTTCAGGAATTGATAGGAACATCCACGACCAGGCATACAGAAGACAATAGACTTGCCCCTGATCATTTCTTTTGCCTTTTCGTAGTCCCATTCACCCTGTTGTGCAGCGGGCTTTTCTGGTGCTTTTGCTTTTACTGTGAATCCTTTAGCCATAACCTAGAAAATGAACATCAGTATTCTAACAAATTATATAGTCCTTGTCAAATCAAGTTTTAACCAAGATAAGTTCGGTTCATCCCATATGTACTGTCCATCACCAGGATATTCGATTGGTGCTTTCCATGTACATTTCTCTTCATCTAAGATCCAACTATCAAATGGTTTAGGTGGAATGAATGCATCACGACTTTCATCATAGATTCCACCAATAACGGCATAGTTCATTCTGAATGGTTCTTTACCATGTATATGAGTACCTTCTGTAGTATTCATACTTGTTCTTTTACATGTAA